GCGGCGTACAGCCTGATGGCTTCCGCCTTGTTTAGAATAAACCCAAAGAGCATAACCCCGATGCTGCCGCCCCTTGCACTGGTGCTCATAGCAATCTCGTCAACTTGCTGATTGTCGATGAGTAGATTACCTGTGGCTGCATTCGCAGGGTCTGCATAATAGGCTTCACCATTAAAGGTCTTATCGACCATCACGCCAGCCTTCTGGATCCTGGTTCTGATCGATGTCTCTTTTGGCAGAGTTACAACTTCGCTTGCGCTGTAGATAACTTGGTCGTTGTACAGCTTCTTGTCTGGACCAAAGGCTGCATTGTACAGCCGGTAGGGGTAATTCTGATTGACCAGCACACCCTCACCATGAGAGGTCACCCTGGTGTAAAGCCCACGAGTTCTTATCTGCTGATTCTCACCGGGCCTTGCAGTTGGAGCCTTGTAGAGATAGGCCACTGACTGCCCAAGCCCCTCGCCATCCAATTGCGGTGCATAGCTTAGCTCGTTTACGTACACCCTCGCATCGTAGTCTGTTGGGGCATTCCCGTCATCAATCGTTGCTACATAGCCAGCGGGAAACTCCCAACCAAAGGTGTTTGTTCCAGTGGTGTTTGCTGCTGTTGGCTTAAACTTGACATAAATGAGAGGGTTTCTGTTCGACTGGTTAAGTTCCTGCCGCACCAGTGCGCCACCCCACTCAATCATAATGCTGTCGCCCACGCCCGATGGGCCAACGCCATGCTCCCATCGATCCACGTTTACAAAGTCAACGTCTGTGGAGAGTCTCTCGTGGGGCAGCATGTAATCAAGCACGCTCGCGCCAGACAAGACCGGCTCCCAGTACGTAGCGTTAAACTTAACCTCAAACTGCCAGTGCTGCGGGGCGGCGGAAGGTGTCACGTTTGGGGGCACGCCAGACAGGAGAAACACATACTCACCAGCCGCATTTATCTCTGTAAGCTCAAGATAGAACGAGGTGTTAGCCAAAGAGGAAAACCCCGTCGTCTGCCTCAACCTAACAATACTGTTTCTAACGATCAGGTCTTGCTCGTTGACATAACTGTTGTCTTTGCCACCACCCCGGCCAAGCTCGTAAATGCTGTAAGGGAAAACTGTGCGCGACTGATCAGCAACAAGCCCACCCTTAGTAAGCGGGTTATCCACGGAAACCATGTACGTCTGGCCAAGCATTGAGAGGACTTGGCACCCATTGACAAGGTCAAGCGCAGACACCCTTGGGCTAATTAGGGCTGAGTAATACGTCTCAAAGTCCCAAACTAGCCATGTGCCCTTAGAGAAGACCCAAACCTTGTCATCGAATGAGCAGTAGATTTCATCAAATCGCTCATTATACCCAATCATTGGGTCGATGGGCGGTGCGCTAAACGTCTCTGGCTGCTGATACCCAAGGTTTGTTGCGCCTGGGCCACTACCAAGCACATTCGCCTGTGTCGCATAATGAGAGAATGGGTCTGAGACCCCCTCTCTCCAGTACTCCTGAATGGGCTCAGAGATTGTCTGATAGCCAAAGTTTGACTCAATAGCGTGGACACCCTGCTCTGAGATCCACATAGGTACGTTGCGTATGGACATGATGGCAGATGGGGCTACACACCCAACCTCGGCAGAGACACGGGTCAACACACCACCAGCAAGCAGGCCGGTCTGCGACAGCGCAGGCTGGATGACCCAGGTTTCGTCACGAGAGTAGACGTAAATCAAC